AGAAACGAGGCTACAACTTGAACGAGATTACTTACCACATGAGCGTGACGCTCGTCGCAACGGCGTTCCTGTTATGGGCAAAGGAGCGGTATTCCAAATCCGAACCTGGCCCACTTACCGCACAGGAGATTACGATTTTAGGAACACTCACGGTCTGCATCGCATTATTGCACTTGACCTTGGCCTGGTCAACGACAAGACTGTGATCAGCCTCATGTATTGGCATCCCGAAGATTCCGAAGCTTGGTTGCACAAACAGATAGTGGTGCAGGGCACTGAAGAAGCCAATCCCATGAACTACATCAACAACTTGATGAATCCTGTGGTGTTTGGTGCACCCATTGTGTTGCCAGCAGATGCCAACACACAGGGCAGATACACCATGAACAGTCAAAGCATCCGTCAACTGTTTGAACAGTATGAACTCAATGTGCATCCAGAAGCCATTATGAATCCTCCAGATGATCTAGGCCGTAGAACCAATCACAAAAGCTATGGTATAAATATGATGAGACAAATGATGGAACTGGGAACCTTGCATATCAATGAAAACTGCGTGGAATTTTTACGAGAAGCACAAAACTACTATGTGGACCAGCATGGACGCTTTAGTGATCCTGATGATTGTATTGATTCAGCTCGTTATGCCCTTATGGGATGCCTACAGGGCATAGCTGAAGCTTGGGATGACCGTAGTCCCAGCAGCAGATTTGCTGCAGCCAAACACAATGCACGAGTGATTCAGGCAGCTAGAAAGAATGACACAGATCGTCCGGTATGGAAACGCACCTGGAGCGCCGAAGGCGGAGTAATGTAACTAAATAATGTATAAAGGACTTGTGTAATATGTTAGATCTCCGTAATGTGGTAATTAGTAATCTAAATGGACATTCAGGCATGATGGCCCGTTTTGTCAAAATGAAAAGTCTACTGGACCAAAAGTGCGCAGCCAACCTACGCTTGTTGGCCACCAAGAACAACATCAATCGTACCAGTGATTATCACTACTTGAATCTGGCAGTGACCAATTCAACAGATCCTGTGAATGGCATAGACTACATTCACCCTGTGGTCAAACCTGTGGTAGATTATGCAGTGGCAGTGATCACCAAAGGTATTGCACAAAATGGCGAAATCAATTTTGAATTTATTGCAGACAATGAAGCGGACGAACCAGCAGCTCGTCAGGCCACTGAAATGGTTCACAAGCTGATCAATCAAAACAATGATCCCCACTTTATTTTGCAACACTGGGTCATGGATGCTTGCCTGCACAAGAATGGTGAAATGTTGATTGCACCCATGCGTGAAACATTTGTGCGCTATGTGACCACACAAGGTACCATGGATCAACTGCGTGCATTTGAACAACAGGCTGCAGATGCTGGTCTTACTGCGCGAAGACAAAGCCGCAGAAAACATCGTGTAGACATGCCACAGGTTCTGTTGGAAACACAACAATTTGTTAAGAACATACCAGAAGCACAACGAGAAGCCACACTGAATCATAGAGTTGACCAAGCACAAAGCAATCTCAACACAGATTTTGACAGCCAAGATACTGATGAACCAGACAATGTAGAATTGCGTGATGGCAATGATCAGATTTCAGAAAGTATTGGTCGCAATACCATATATGAAGCCCGGTACAAATTGACTGGCTACAATCTCAACATAAAGTTTAGACCCATTGCACAACACTATTGGATGTGCGATCCCACAGTGATTGAAATTCAAGAGCAACCATTTTGCGGATTCTACAAACCCATGAGTATTCAAGAAGCCACAGAGCTGTATCCGGACATTGATCTAGAGGAGTTCAAGGTATATGCTGAATACAGCAATGTTGGAAGTTACCAGGCTGGATCCTTACTTAATAATCTTGCCCTGCACGCTCGTGACAGCGTACCTATCAATGGCTTACCTGCTCAGGGCTACAGTGCCCAAGAGCCCGAAGCCAGACAAGTGACTGTGCTCACAGTGTACAACAGATACGACATTGACAATGATGGCGAATTGGAATTGATTGAATTGATCTATTCAGGTCAGTATGTGATCAGTGCCAAAGAAATAGAATACATTCCAGTGGCCAACATGTGTCCCAAGCCACTAGCACAGAACTTCTATGGTATGGCCATAGCAGAAAGTGTGATTCCCATGCAGGAATACATGACTTCTGGTTATCGTGCAGAATTGTTGATTGGTCTATTGCAATCAACACCACGCACAGGTGTCAAACCAGACCGTGTGGACTTTGAACAAGTAGCAGATGGCGAAGCAGCCATCTTTATTTTAGACAGCAAATTCAATCCTGCCACAGACATTTATCAAATGCCTGTGCCACAAGGCAATCCCACATTCCTAGACAACACCATGGCTCGTATGCAACAGGATTCAATGGCCATGGTGGGCATGACTTCGCCACAAGATGTGTTCAATCCCGAAGTCATGGATCCAGGCAATTCAGGTGCCAAATTGAACCTGGCCTTGAGTCCCAATCAAGTGATTCAAGACAACACAGTTAAAAATTGCGCTGAAGGTCTCAAAGATGCCATTTGGTTGATCTGGCGTACCTTGGTAGCACACGGTGATGATTATGGTGTTAAAAAATTGGCAGCCGAATTCCACCCCGAAGGCAAGCCCATATTCTTAGACTATGAAGCTTTTGATGATATGAATTTCAATGAACGCAAGACCATACACATTGATCTTGCCCTGGGCATGAAGTCAGAAGAAAACAGCCTGCAACGCCTGCAGATTATCAAACAGGCACAACAAGGGCTCACTGCTGAAGTAACTGCAGGTGTCTCCTCAGGAGCCCTAACTCCTGCTGCATTCAAGAAAATGCGTAAACCCTATGCAGACATGCTGTATGTGTTGGGTGTCAAACAGGCCGATATCTATTTGCCCACCGAAGATGAAGTCATGGAAATGGCCAAGCAGGCCAAGGCTGCCAGCGCACAACAACAACCCAGCCCAATGGATGCTGCAGATATTGCAGCCAAGCAGGCTCGTGCTGCAGTGGATCAGGCTCGTGCAGGTCAGATACAGGCTGATGTCAATGGCAATGATGCCAAACGACAATTAGAAGGTTATAGTCTCATCAAAGAGCACAAGGCTCGGGCTTTCTAACTGCTAAATAAATTAAATTGGAACGGAAATGATTGAACAGGATATTGTGGATGCCTTCTCAAACAAGATGGCAGCTAACCTTAATGATATAAAGACCATGACTGCCAGTCAACTGGATCGAGTCAAAACCATAGGGTCAGCTGCTGAAAACATCATGAAGAACAGAGACTTCATTTTGTTTGTTAGGCAATTTCAGTTGGAAGTCATGGACATGATGACTGAAATTAGAACACATACCGAACAAGATAACAGTGCACGAGTAGCTTTGGCCAACCAGCTGTCGGGCATAGATAGTTTTATTGCAGTGCTGAAAAGAGCACGGCAATTGAAAGACCGTGTGGTAACTCAACAGACCAATCAAAAGATTGCTGAAGAGCCCAACACTTAACAACAAGGAGTATCAATGGATACAGTAGTGAACGACCGCCCTAATCTCATACCTGAGACGGTACCGGTACAAAATGTCAACACAGGTTTAGACGCTATTGCTCAGAAAATGGCCGCAATGAAAGAATCTACATTGCGTAACCAAATGAACACAGCCAAACCAGTTGAAGCAGGGTCCGGTAATGCGGCAGCAGAACCAGCTCCTGTGGCGCCAGAAGGAATCCCTGTCGGTGATGACGATAATGTGATCATAGACAATGATACCGATTTAGTAGAGCCAGAAGTTGATGCAACAGAAGCCGATGATGGCTGGGCCAGTGATGAAACAGATGCCCCTGAAGAGGTAAGCACTGCGAATTCTAGTAGTGAAGATATTATTGATTTCTTGGAATTTGCCAATGAGAATCCCAATGCGCGATTCAAGTTTATGCGAAATGGTAAAGAAATTGAGATTGACGCGAAAAAGGCTGCAGCTATATTAGGACAAGGAGCAGCAATAAGTGAAGACGCAAGACAATTAAAGATTGAAAAGAGCGAGTTCGATGAATACCTAGGTAAGAAGCGAGCCGAAACAGAAGGTCTTTTATTGGCAATGGAATTTACTGTCAAGCCGCAATTGCAACGGGCTTACGATGAAATTATAAAGGTACAAAGTTTTCAAAGCACCTTCCAACAACAGTTGGCACAAACTGCAGATCCCGCAATGCGGGCTCGCATACAGGCCAACATGGCACAGAATGAAAGATACTTGCAACAACAAGGCCAAGTTATCAATCAGTTGAAGCCAAACTTGGATCAGTTTTATCAACTGAGAGGACAACAGGTGCAGGAAATACTTGAAACTGGAAGAAAAAATTTCCAGGACAAGGAATTGAAAAACGAGTATGTTTACAATGAAGTTCGTAACAAAGTCAGCAAGGGTTGGGCCGGAGCAGATGGACAATTGGTACCAGGGATTCGAAATATTGACCTAATCTCAGCAGACGAACACATTTTGAGTTTGTTGCGGGACGGACTTAAATATCGTGATCGCCCTAGAGCCAAGTCATCAGGCAATAGTATTGCCGCTTTGACAAACCGTCGCGCCAGTAGTACCATTACAGCAGGGAAAGATCAACTTTCCAGTCTTCAAGAAAAAGCCAAAGCGGGTGATCGCGGAGCCCAAGAGAATCTTTTAGTTGCCAAAATGAATGCCATGAGAGCAGCTAGAAGTACAAGAAGATAAATGTCATTAAACAAAGGAGAATAAAATGGCAACAGGATATAACTCAACCACAGCGATCGGCAATGGAACTGGTGCGTACCAAACCGATATCGTTGTTAAAGATCTAGATTTAGATGTAAGCAATCGTGTAAAAGACGATACCCCCGTACTCAATATGTGTATGGCCAAAAAGCGTAAAGTAGTTAGTACTTTGCCCTTGTGGACCAACGATGTATATCGTTTGCCACAAACTCAAGCACAACAAGAAGGTGCAGCAGTACAATCAGCACAAATTGAACAACAAAGCCGTGCTAACTTGGGTAACTATACCCAAATTTTCAGCACAGTGGTTGGTGCAACTGGTACAGCTCGTGCAGTTGAACAATCTGGTGGTGATCCACAAGCCTATCAAGAAGTCAAGCAATTGATCGAATTGATGTTTGATGTGGAAGCACAGATTGTTCGTGCAGACCAAATCGGTACAAAATATTCAGGCCAAGCAGGTATTGCAGCCGGTACAGGTATTCCTGCCACGGTTTACACATTCCCAACAGCTGACACCAACCCAGCAGGTCCCACAGCCAATGTGGCCTTGACTGGTGTTATTTCAGTTTCAGGTCAATTGAGTGCCAATGCATATGGCGTCAGTGGTTATGGTGTTGGAACTGGCAGCACAATCGGAACCAATGTGTTCAGTTTGGCTCTAGGTCGTCGTATGGGTTCTTTGAACGCATTCGCTGGAACACACAGTTTCAATCCTGCCACAGGATCAACCTACTACACAGTGTTCAACAATGAGTCTAGCGATACTACAACTCAATCAACTGCCAATACTTGGGTTGTTGGTGGTACTATTGTTAGTTCAGCTGTTACCAACACTGGTGAAGGCCTAGGAAGCAGTTTCTATAGCTACACAGGTTTATTACAACAGTTTGCTCCCAGCTTGTACAAGCAATTGGTTACAACTGCAGAACAGCGTTTCAATGCCAAGATCCGTACCATCGTTTGTCCTACAAGCCTGCGTACACATCTAAGCGACACAATGCCTTCCAGCCGTAGTATCAATCGTTTGAATGCCGAGCGTGGCGATACCATAGCCACATACGAAGGCGACTTCAATTACACTTACGAAATCTTTGATTCATGGATCATGGATCAAGTGGGTGCTGGTAATCAAATCTACTTCTTGAAT